ACTTCGATACTCTGGCGGCTTGCACTGCGCAGTCTTTCGATGCGGCAAACCACGGCGAGTACAAGGCGCTTGTAGCGGCTGATGGAGACATCGCTGATCATGATGGTGTCAACAATGGATATGTCATCTCCCCGAAGGCAAGGAACGTGCTGCTGTCTGCCGTTGACGGCAATGACAGACCGCTGTTCATCAATTCTGTCGCAGACGGTGCGATCCCGATGATCCTCGGTGTCCGCACTCTCCAGAGCAAGGGTGCATACAAGGCTGGGACTCCGAACGTTCTTGGCTTTGCAGGTGACTGGTCGAAGGCGGTGTACGGTGTTGTCGAGGGTATCAACGTCGGTTATTCCGAAGATGCAACCCTTACCGTTGGATCTGGACAGAGCGCATCCACGATCAATCTGTTCCAGCAGAACATGTTCGCTGTCCGTGTTGAGATGGAAGTCGGATTCCGTGCCGATACGACCGTCTTCAACAAGCTGACTGCTTGATGATGGTTAAGTTCATCAACGCATACACCGGCACAGAGATGTGGGTCACGGAAGAGCGTGTTGAAGAGTATAAGGTGGCAGGTCACAAGCCTGCTGCCGTTTCTCAGAAAACGCAGAAGCCTGCACCGAAGAAGCCGAAGAAATGAGGTGATCCGGAATGATCTATGCAAGCGTTGAACTGGTAGAAGCCGGATTCCGAACGCTGACGGATGAAGAACGGTCTGTTTGCGAGGCGCTGCTGGAAGAAGCCGGTGTGATCATCGACGCATACAATGTGAATGCGCCAGCTGATGCAAAAACGGTTGTCAGTTGTCGGATCATCCGGAGAGCATTGGGCTCAGGCGCTGGTGCTTCGGTTCCGATCGGGGCGACGCAGGGCACGATGACAGCCGGGCCCTATACGCAGTCGTGGACAATGAGCAGCGGAAGCACCGGCGAGCTCTACTTGAGCCGCCTGGATAAAACCTTGCTCGGAGTCGGCAACAAGATCGGGTACACGAATCCGTTCCAGGAGGTGAGTGCATCATGATTCAAGGAATCACGGTGACCTTGTGCGAGCGGACGCAGACCGGGACAGACGGGTTCAATCATCCTGTGTACACGGAGACGGAGACGGCAGTCAGTAACGTGCTTGTATATCCGGCAACATCGGAAGATATCATTTCGGAAACAAATCTCACCGGGAAACATCTGGAATTTTATCTGTGTGTGCCGAAGGGCGATGAGCATGAATGGACTGATCATAAAGTCAAATTCTTCGGTACGACATGGACGGTTTACGGTTTCCCGGAAGAATGGATTGATGCAAATAATCCGTCTGCATGGAACAAACGGTATAAATGCGAGAGGTACGCACCATGATTGAAGAAGTGATTCTTGGGTATCTTGATGCGGCGCTCTCGGTGCCGTGTTTCATGGAGATGCCTGAAGACGAATCAGATTCATTTGTTGTTATCGAGAAGATTGGTAGTTCCATCACTAATCGAATCACGAAAGCGACATTTGCCATCCAGAGCTACGGGGCATCACTGTACGATGCAGCTGCTCTCAATGAGCAGGTCAAGGAAGCAATGGATTCCATGATCGTGCGTGACGATATCAGCAAAGTGGAACTGAATAGCGACTATAACTATACGGACACGGCCTTGAAGCATTATCGCTATCAGGCCGTTTTTGTTGTGACTTACTATTGAGGAGGTAAGCAACATGGCTAATACAGCGACTAATGTTACAGCCGGAAAACCTAAGGTCGGCGGTGCCATTTATCGTGCTCCGATCGGAACAACGCTTCCGACCGATGCGACGACCGCACTCGATAATGCTTTTGTTGGTCTCGGATATGTCTCCGAAGACGGCCTGACCAATGACAACTCTCCGGAGTCCGAAAATATCAAGGCATGGGGCGGCGACACCGTTCTCAAGCCTCAGACTTCCAAGGAAGATACCTTCGGATTCACCCTGATCGAGGCTCTGAATATTGAAGTTCTGAAGACGATCTATGGTGACAACAATGTCACCGGCACTCTGGCGACTGGAATCACCGTTAAGGCGAATAACAAAGAGCTCGACGAATATGTGTGGGCAATCGATATGGTGCTTCGTGGCGGCGCTCTGAAGAGGATCGTGATCCCGGATGGAAAGGTGTCTGAGGTCGGAACCATCACTTATGCGGATGGCGATGCTGTCGGATACGAGACCACACTCGGAACCTCTCCGGATGCTGAGGGTAACACCCACTACGAATACATCCAGAAATCCTGAATATTATCGGAGGTATAAAGCATGGCTAAAGTGAAAGGAACAACTGCATCAGGATACAAGTTTTCGGTTGACGCCGAAGTCTTCAAGGACTGGCGTTTCCTGAAGGCAGTCAGGAAGGCAAACACGGACGGAGAAGAGGCATTCGAGGCTAGTCTCGACATGGTTGCCATCCTGTTTAACGATCAGAAGGAAGAAGAGCGCTTCTATGATCATCTTGCAAGCCGGAACGGTGGCAGGGTGCCTGTTGAGGTTGTCGGCAAAGAAGTCGGCGAGATCATGAAGATCATTCAGGAAAAATCGAAAGAAGCAAAAAACTGATCGTCCTCTCAGCCATGTTTAACATCGACGAAGATGCATTAATATGCGATCTCGCCGAGACCTATGGAATATTCGATATGGAGTCGCTGCCTGTTCAAACGGTGGCGACTCTTTCTATTGGTTTGAGAGGGGATTCACGGATCAAGCTGGCGGCAGCAGGCAGGAAGCTCGGCACAACTGACGCACTGCTTGCAACGATAGCAGATTATTTGGCGATGATCTTCTGGACGAAGACGAAAGACGGACAAAATGGCCGGAATCGTCCGAAGTCGATAAGAGAAGCGCTTGAGAATGGCAACAAGAAAGACAATGAAATCGTCGGGTTCGAATCTGTAGAAGAATTTGAGCGGGCACGAGAAGCATTGTTAGAAGAGGTGACACATGGCTGATACATCAATCGGAAAAGCCTATGTCCAAATTATACCTAAAGCCGATGGCATATCCGGACAGATTGAAAACCTTATAAGCCCTGCTGCTGAAGCGAGTGGAAGCAAAGGTGGTCTGTCATTAGGAAAATCTTTACTGTCAGGCCTTGCAAAAGCCGGAATAGTTGCCGGCGTGACGAAACTGATTTCGGATTCGATCAGTGCCGGCGCCGACCTCCAGCAGTCCTTCGGCGGTTTGGATACCCTGTATGGCGATGCGGCCGACACTGCAAAGGAATATGCGTATCAGGCGGCCGCAATGGGCATTTCCGCCAATGATTATGCGGAACAAGCGGTGAGCTTTGGAGCCGCACTGAAGTCCGCTTTCGGTGGGGATGTCGTTAAGGCGGCTGATTCTGCTGACATGGCGATTTCCGACATGGCAGACAACGCTGCGAAGATGGGCACACCGATCGAGAGCCTCCAGAACGCTTATCAGGGATTCGCCAAAGGCAACTATACGATGCTGGATAACCTGAAGCTCGGGTTTGGCGGGACGAAGGAAGAAATGCAAAGGTTGTTGGAGACAGCCGAAAACTCTCCCCACAACGTACTCGGAAAGTCATTTGATATAGATAACCTCGGTGATGTTTACGAGGCAATACATATCATTCAGGAAGATTTGGATCTGACAGGCGTAGCGGCAGATGAAGCCTCTACGACATTCTCCGGATCGCTTGGAGCGATGAAGGCAGCTGCTCAGAATGTGATGGCTGACCTTGCGCTTGGAAATGATATCAGGCCTTCACTGAATGCGCTGGCTACATCGGTTAAGACATTCCTTGTGAATAATCTCTTGCCAATGCTCGCAAACATGGCAAAGCAGATTCCAACAATCTTAGCGATGCTTCCGCAGTTCATTGCGGACATGGCTCCGGACATAATCGCTGGTGCGGCGGACATCGTCGTGAATCTTGTGAACGGAATCGTCGATAACATTCCGACATTTATTGCCGGACTTGGTAATCTGATTTCGGCGTTGCGGACAGCGTTTACTAACATCGATTGGGCAAGCGTTGCGAACAGTCTTCTGACGGGCTTGTCTACAGCTGTCGGAAGTATCTGGGATTCCGTTACGGAATTACTTCGGACTGAATTTGGTATAGATTTGCCGAATTGGGAGACAGTTGTCCAGAATATTTCTGATTTGTGGGATCAGGTCAAAGCCGGAATCGGAGAATTCTTCAAAGCTGCATTCGATATCATCATGGATGATGACATGACGATTATCGAAAAGATTAGTGCTTTGTGGGATTTGGTCAAGGCAGGCATTGGAGACTTCTTCAAGGCTGCGTTCGAAATTGCGCTTCCAGCAGCTCAGGAAATTATCACGGCGATTGATACCTGGTGGAGTACAAATATCTGGCCTTCGATTCAGGACTTCTTCAAGACGACATTTGGCGTCGATATTCCATCATGGGAAGATGTAAAAGAGGCTGTCTCGAACTTCTGGAATGACTTCAAAGCAGGAATTGCCGATTTCTTCAAGACCACATTCAATGTCGAGCTTCCGTCATGGGAGGATGTCAAGGAAGGCATCAAGACTGGATGGGACACTGTTAAGAAGGGTATCGGCAATATATTCAGCTGGGTGTTCAGCCTTGATTTCCCGAATGTGGATGACATAGTTCAGAGCCTGAAAGATTGGTGGGGCAAAGTTGTCAAAGGTGTTGGTGATTTCTTCACACTCAAATGGATATTCGGAGATGAAGAATCGGACGCAGAGGCGGCCAAACACATATCCAGTGTTGTAAATGGCGCAACGGGTGGTGGTGGATCGTTTAATCTGTCTGGCGATACGGTAAACATCGACAGTAAGTCAATTCAGGACGCACTGAACTCGGCGAATCTCACACTGTCGGATATCGACACATCATCAATCGATGTAGCAAAGCAGGCTGTCGCTGATGGAATTGCGGCAATGGAGGCGGCAATCTCAGGTGCGAAACTTGAGCTTCCGACCGTCGAATCGTCGGCACTTCAGGCGGTATCTCAGGTTATTGCTCTGTGGGTAGCGGCATTTAAACGACAGCTGAAGTTCTCTTGGCTGTTGCCGACGCCGCATGGTTGGTTGCCACAGTTTTCCGTGACCATGAGAGAAGCCGGGGACGGAACGACTAAGACGAGTTATCCGGTATTTTCCAAGAGCCTGCAGTGGTTCGCAAAGGGTGGTATTTTCGATGCACCTTCTGTAATCGGTGTTGGTGAGGCAGGAGCTGAGGCGGTTGTTCCGCTCGATAAAATGTGGGCACAGATGGACAGAAAACTTGATGAACACTCTAGTCCGCAGATTAATCAGTATTTTACTGTCAATGGCGCACAGGATCCTGATATGTGGGCAACCAGCGCTGCAAGAACACTTAAGCGTGAGCTGAGGATGACATAATGAGTAAATCAGTTAAGCCGAGCGGATTGTCCGTGACCAGAACTAGCAATTCTTACACGTTGCAGTGGAAGATCGGTGATGCGGACTACGGAAACGGTCAGAATCTGCGGTACCGCATCAATGATGGAAGATGGGTGCAGCCGTCTATTAATAAGACGGCAACATCCTTTTCTTTTTCCAATGCGAATGTTAAGAAGCTCTATTTCGAGGTGCGTGGCAACCGGAAGAAATATAAGAAAAAAGGGAAAAATGTAAACCCGACTTGGTCGGATTGGGCCGGATGCACATGGACGGCTGCAAAGCCGAAAATCAATTCTCTGAAGTATGAGAATGACACGCCGAACAGCGGAACATTCGAGTGGGAAGTCAACAACAAGAACAATGATGTATATGTTCTTGATACCGTCAAATCTTATATGGCAATCGTGAGAGGCACAGCCGCACCGACCAGCTGGGGATCAGAGACTGTCAGAAGCGCATCAGGTAGCGCCACAATCACGGAAGACACTACAGACATTGCCGAAGGAAATTTCGTGCGGTGGTTCAAAATCGAGGCGACTGGTAATGCCGGAACAACAACAATGGTATGCAGTCATGCTTATGGTGCTCCGAGCGAACCTCAGCTGACGGAAGCTGAAGCTGTAACGAAGGGAACATACACTCAGATCACGGCATCATGGAATGATTTCCCTGACAGCAGGTTCCCGATCGACAAGGTTGTTCTCCAGTACGTGATCGCAAGTCCGACAGACGCAGACCTGTCAGCTCCATCTTCCGGGTGGTCAGATGCGATTGAACTGTCCAAGACGAACAGTGCAGACAAGATTATCGTAAATGTAGATGATGCAATCGGAGCGGATCAGTGCCTGTGGGTGCGGATCATGCTCGACCATGACGGAAATGCATCGTACAGCAATGCGTTGCTGGCACAGACGGGGAAGCTGACAGCTCCGATCATCAATGCCACGCCGGATACCACATTAGGCAATGTTTCAATCGCAATCACTGAAAGAACGAGCGTATCAGCTGCGCACACGGCAATCTTCTTCAGGTCGGAAAATAATCCGTCTAGTGATAAGATTGTACTCATTCTTCCACATGGTACGACTTCCGGAACGGTCAATGTCCCGGAGATTGTGGGTGCCAGCACGACCTGCTTCGGCGCTTATGCGTTTGTAGGAGAGTATGACGCACAGAGCCTCATTGTTAAGCCGAAAATGATTTCGGATACGGTGACTGATTCGGACATCGTTGCGGTTCCTCCAGCAAACGTGACCGTGATTGAAGGCCCCAGAGACGGCACTGTCAGAGTTGGATGGGAATGGTCGTGGATAAATGCTATTTCAGCGGAAATATCATGGTCGGAATATCCGGAAGCATGGGAATCCACAAACGAACCGTCTTCGTATACGGTCGAGAACAAGCAGGTGACTTCGTGGGTTGTTGCGGATCTGGAAGTCGGCAAGACCTGGTACGTCCGAGTCCGGCTTATCGGAGAGGACGGAGACGAAACTGTAGAAGGCCCGTGGTCGCAGATGGTTGCATATAATCTGTCCAGTGTTCCTGACAGACCGGCATTGTCTCTGAGCAAGTCCGTCATTAATGAAGGCAGTTCCGTCACAGCCAGATGGGCATACAGCGCAACAGGTGACACGGAGCAGGCTTATGCGGAAATCTGCTTGGTAACATTCGATGAGAACAATGATCCTGTATATGGCGATGTGGTGGCGTCAACTTCCGAAGGCCAGAGCGTTGTGATTGAGCAGGAATGGGCAACTGGTACAATGTATTATCTTGCTGTCCGAGTCACGACAACAGCAGGACTTCAATCCGCATGGTCGGAAGTGGCAAGTGTGTATGTTGCGGAGCCAGTTAGCATCTGGGTGGACAGCTTTATGCGGACTTTCGACTATGCGTTGACAGCAAAAGGATATCAGTGGGTGTCTGATCCCGGAATATGGATGCCGACCGGAGAGTCTTCAACGGTACACACTGCGGAATATACGCAGGCCAATTTAGAACTATACGAAAAAGCACTGCACAATGTCGAGGAAATCGTCAGCCAGACAGAAACAACCAAATCGACCAGAGAGTACAACCTGACAAGTACATGGATTGAACCATTACGCACAATGCCTCTGACCGCAACGGTCACAGGTGCAGGCGCAACTGGAACGACCGTCCTGTCCATCGTTAGAGCGGAAGACTATCACCTGTACAGGCCCGATGATCGGGATTATGACGGATACGAAGGTGAGACAATCGCCACAATCAGCCAGACCGGCGAGGATCCGATCACGATCACAGTCGACGATCTTGTCGGAAGGCTTGACGACGGTGCGAGATATACGCTGATTGCGACTGTTATCGACGAATACGGACAGACAGCATCCGAAGAGATTCCGTTCACGGTCAACTGGACGCATAAGGCAATCGTGCCGAGTGCAAAGGTGCGGACGGATAAATACCTGAGAGCTTCCGAGATCACGCCGATCGCTCCGGACGGCGCAGTTGCAACAGATACCTGTGACATTTACCGGATCACGGCAGACCAGCCTGAACTGGTATACAGAGGCGCAACATTCGGAGAGACTTACGTGGATCCATATCCTGCTTTCGGAGATTTCTGTGGTCACAGAATCGTGATGGTCACGGCAAATGGTGATTACGCAACAACGGATGGCCTTGGATGGTACGACACCGATTCAGATGACGGAGATCTTCTGGAAGAACAGCAGATGATCATCGATGTGGACGGAGAGCAGATCGAACTTCCGTATAACATCGAACTGAGCAACAAATGGAACAAGGACTTCAAGCGGACTTCTTATCTCGGCGGTTCGGTTCAGGGCGATTGGAATCCGGCTGTGACCAGAGACCTGTCAGCTGACACAGTGCTTGTTCGTGACTTGGATCTCGACAGACAACTCGCCATGAGAGACCTTGCCGGATACGCCGGAGTTGCGCATATCAGGACGCCTGACGGATCATCGCTGACCTGTGATATTCAGATAATCGAATCGCAGTCTTATGAGACGAAGAAAGTCACATACTCAATGACGATTCAGGCTGTGGATCCGCAAGAGCCTGCCGGAATGACACTGGCAGAATGGGAGGCCATGCACAATGAATTGGAATAAAGGCTTCTCGGCATTATATGAGTTGAGGAAGGTAGATCCCGTGTCCTGGATGGATGCGGGATCGTTTGATTTTGTATCCGGATCCGTTTCCCGAAACAACGAAGGCCTGATGCAGTCAGCTGATCTGTCAATGACAGAGAATCCGGGAGAGTGCTGGATTCGAATCTATCTGAAAGCAAATCAGGAAGGTGGCGGCGCTCGTGTGGCGCTGTTCACTGGACTGACCTCCACGCCGACAAGAGACCTTGACGGAACAAGGACAACGTTCCCGGTTGAGGTTTATTCGGTGCTCAAGCCTGCTGCGGATGTTCCTGTTCCGCTTGGGTATTTTGCACCAGCTGGAGCTGACGGAGCGCAGCTGGTCAAGGAGCTTCTGAGCGTGGGAGCTGCGCCGGTAGAGGTCGAGGAAGACAGTCCGACACTGGTTGACGCCATTGTGGCACAGAACACGGATTCCCGGCTCGATGTGGCATGGATGATCTTGAATGCTATCGGATGGCGGATGCGTATCACCGGGGACGGCGTAATTCACGTTTGCTCGATGCCAACTGAGCCTGCTGCTGTGTTCGATGCATTTGAGAATGATGTGGTTGAACTAAGCATCAAAGACGCTCAGGACTGGTTCAGCGTTCCCAACTGTATCCGGGTTATCTCCGGAGACAAGTCAACGGAATACAAGGACGCTGATGCAATCGAGGAACGCCGCCAGAATCGAGGCGGAAGCGGAGAGGTTTGGCTGAATGATTCATCGCCAACACTTGGCAACAAGGAAAGCCTTGCGGAATATGCTATGCGGAAACTAAATGAAGCGCAGATGCCTGCCAGATCGGTGTCTTATTCGAGACGATATCTTCCGGATGTGTATCCGACAGACCTTGTGCAGATACGGCTTCCGGGCGTGGGGATTGATGGAACATTCAGGGTGACAGAACAACGCATCGAGCTTGGCTATGGTGCGAGCACATCGGAGGACGCAGCGTATGAGCGAACTTAGAGATTTGGTGCGGATGCTGAAAAAGAATAAACCATCCGGTTCTGATTATACCGGCACGGTGACACGGGTCAATGGCAATACGGCTTATGTTCGCCTGACCGGCTCGGACATCATGGATACACCTTGCCGGATCAGCGTGGACTGCAAACCGGGTGACAGTGTGAGGGTGCGGGTCGACGGAGGACGTGCATGGGTATACGGCAATGATACCGCACCGCCGACGAATGAAACAGAGAAGATCAAGAAGCTCAGCCGGGATAATGAGGATGCACTGAAGCGGATCAAGAAGATCGAGGGAGGCGTACAGATCGAAGGCCTCGTTCACTTCACTGATCTGGAGAACCCGGACGAAGAAACGGTTATCAAGGGTGGCAATATCGACGCCACAAGCATGGCAATCAAAGAGTCATACTCCATGTATAACGGCGAGGAGCGCCAGAGAATTATGGCGTTCGATAAGACAGAGCCGTTCCCAGGGGTTGAAAACTTTATGGTCGTTATCGATCCGGATGAAAACATCCCTGCCTGTTATATCAACACTGGCACGACATGGATGAAAGCCTTCGCAGCTGCTACGCCGGAGAACGCAAGCCTATCATTCGACAGTGAGCTGTTCTATATTGACATGCCTATCTACAACTCTAGCTACGAACCGACAGGCCAGGTGGCCAGAGTGCTTCAATTCGCTCCACAATACGACAATCGCCCGGCTCCGCTGCAGAGCATGTCGGTATATTCATGGACATCTGGCGGAACCGCAAATGTGGGAGTGAACTCATTAGGAACCTTGTATCGGATAAGTTCTTCCAGACGGTATAAGCATGACATTGAAGATCTCTCTCTGAAAGAGGCGAAGAAGCTGCTTGACCTTAAACCAAGAACATTCAAGTATAACGACGACTTTTTGGCTCCGGATGATGAGCGAGTTGGGAAAGATGTACCCGGCTTTATATCCGAAGAAGTATCTGATTTGTTGCCGATCGCAGTTGACCACGACGCCGAAGGCAATGCAGAGATGTGGAATGCTAATATTTTGATCCCTTGTATGCTCAAAATCATTCAGGATCAGGAAAAGCGTATCGCAGAATTGGAGGCTAAGTTATGATCAGAGGAACCACACCGATTTTACATTTCACGCTGCCGTTTGCAGTCAGTGAGCTGTCTGAGTACTGGATCACCATCAGCCAGCGCTATGAGAACATCAAAATCGACAAGACATCGACAGACTGCACAGCCTCCGGCAGTGAGATCACGCTGACGCTGACGCAGGACGACACGCTGAAGCTGATGCCGGACAAGCCTGCATACATCCAGATCCGGGCACTGACGGCTGAGGATGACTATGCGATCGCATCGACCATCGTGCGCTGCAGCGTCGGCGACATCCTGAAGGAAGGAGTGATCGGAGATGAGTGATTTCAATATTCAGTTTGAAGAACAGGATCAGAGCATCACGCTTGAGTTCGAACAGATCGGTGGCGGAGCGGTTAAGTCCGTCAACGGCAAGGTCGGAGAGGTCGTTCTAGGTGCTTCCGATGTCGGAGCGCTTCCGTCAAGCACATCGATTCCGACCGTTGACGCCACACTGTCCGTGGCCGGAGCAGCTGCCGATGCCAAGAAGACTGGCGATGAGATAACTTCGTTAAAGGAAGATTCTTCGCTGTTAGATGATAGAGTCACTGCGCTTGAAGAGGGTGGTTCTGGAAGCGGATTGACGGAAGACATTAAGGCGGCGATGCTTCAAATCGCTTCGAAGGTCGCATATATCGATGAACATGGACAGGATTATTATGATGCGCTCTATGATGCTCTTTATCCGCCTGCTCCACCTGCCACACTGCTTTCGATAGATGCTGTTTATGTACAATCAGGGACGGTCTACACTTCTGCATCTCTTGACAGCCTCAAACCAGACTTGACAGTAACGGCACACTATGACGATTCATCCTCTCAGGTCATAAACAACTATACATTATCGGGAACACTTGTGAGCGGCACAAACACTATCACAGTATCTTATGGTGGGAAGACCGACACATTTACTGTCACTGCCACTGAATGGTCAACACAACCAGTTTTGACGCATGAAAATGTAACATGGGACACTTCCCCAACTGGCAATGTTGATGGACTATACACCAAAGAAGGGTTTGGAGTTTCCACATATTCGTATGCATTTGATGAAGACACTTTGCATAATTGTCAATATTATGATGCTACCAATGATTATATGACTATGAATGGGTGGTGTGGTATCAAATCATACATAGCGGATACAAACACTGTTTCTGAGGGTTACACATGGCCTTCTGGCGCACACGCACCTAGACACGTAGGAATAAAGAACAGTGCTATGGTGTCTTCAAGTTCCTTTTCCCGAAATACTTTGGCTAATTGGCAGTTCACGAGACAAAACTCAGCCTCTTTGCATTTGGATGCAGTTTCGTTTTCAATGGCTTCGCTTGATTTGGATGATAGTTATGCATTTTGGTATAAACCCTACGAATGGTCAGTGTTGCCGATAGGTGTATCTGATGGAGATGTTATTTTTGCAGGTCGAAACACTCCATATTATGGAAAGCATAATATAAGCGAGGCGGTTCAATCATGAGCGTTTACAACATAAACGGAAATAGCTTAAACGATATATACAGTATTATCGGGAGCGGTTCGGCTGTTGCCTATGATAAGATTGGCAATGTCGTGTTCGGTCAAGTTCCGATTGATGATTATGACGAGTATTCAACAGAATATCAGCATACGATTTTGCAAGCGAGAGATGCGTGGAAGACCGAATATAGAGCAGATGATTCTATAGTTCCTGTCATCATCCATACAGACCAACATAGATACCTTAATTCTGCACACAAGCCGACTTTCGACTATTTAAATCTTGCAATCAGGTGGGACGAAGTATCAGCAATAATAGGTCTGGGTGATGTGTGTGGGGCTGTTTACAACACAACCGATTTAAACAACATGGTTACGTGTCTATCGTCTTTGCCAAAGAACAAACGAATCGATATATATGGAAATCATGATTGTCAGTTGAACAAGGCTGAAGGTTCTTCATACGCTTATGCTCCGCTGACAGACGAATTGTATCATACCTTACAAGATACATATTTTGACAACTCGCATTTCGGCGGCAATAACAGCATAGTAAAATACGGTTTCAAAGGGAACGAGTCGATGATTGATCCAGTGCATCATATCAAGTTCTGCGTGTTTGCTGTATGGGTGACGAGGGGTGATCCGTGGTACAAGTATTATGCTGACTCAGATACAATTAACGCCATGATTACTATGTTATCGACAGTTGATAATTATGACATCGTGATTCTTTCTCATATTCAACCGTATGAACGGCAATCAACAAAATATATTCCTGCGGTTGATGGACATGAAGCATCTACAGTGACCAGTAAACCTGCCTCACTTGGTTATAATATTGCACTTGATCAGTTATATGCTGATAGAAAGGCAAAACGTGCAGGAACAATAACTGATTGTGATGGAAATGTTCACAACTATGATTTCACCAATTGCACATCTGATCTTCTGTGTTCATTAAGTGGTCATTCACATGAAGATTATACTGGTTATTCACCAGATGGCACAGTGCCTGCATTAGTATTCGATGCATATAGATATGACAACGTGCCGTTGCACCTTGTTAATATCGACAGAACACGGCAAAGGGTAAATGTATGGAAGTTTGATGAAGCAAATAATATATACAACTATCAAGTGCCGTTTGTCGAGCAAACCTAATTAAAGGGCAATTTAAATGAGAACCGAGGTTTGACTTTCATGTAATCTTCAGATATGATTTGGGCATAGAAACCATATTAAAAGGAGCCGTACTCCAGACTTGCGATCAAAGTGTACGACTCCACCCGTAGGCAAGGTCATTGTACCATGCCTGCTTTGCATCGTCAAAGGAGGTTTTTTTAATGTCCAAAGATTATCGCATGGAGTTTATCCGCACAGTTGAGACCACACTGGTCAACCACTTCACCCCGGAGCAAGTCAACCTGATCTCAACGATCATCACTAAGACGCTAGCAGAGTATGAGATCGCAGAACGATGCACGAGCGTTACGCCATACGACAACGGCAATGAGCGCATCATTAAGCAGTACGCAGCCTGCCTGATCGTGGACGGCAAGAGTGAGAGGACTATGAAGCAATACGTTCGGTCTTGCAGGAAACTGTCCGAGTTGATCGGCAAACCATTCACTGAAATGAATGCGTATGACGTGAGGTTCTTCCTTGCCAAGGAGATGGAGAGAGGTCTCAGTGATCAGTCCCGTGAGAACCAGCGGGCGAACCTGTCTGCGTTCTTCCAGTGGATGACCAATGAGGAGATCATTCCGAAGAACCCTGTCTTACAGCTGAAGCCTATCAAATGCCACAAGGATGTCAAAAAGGCATTCTCAGACGTTGAGGTGGATGCTATGAGGAGTGCCTGCAAGTCGCTCAAGGAGAGGGCGCTGATTGAGTTCCTGCTCTCGACGGGTGTGCGTGTTTCGGAACTGGTAAGCATGAAAGTGCAGGACGTAAGTCTTGAGACCCTGTCGGTGCATATCTTCCACGGCAAGGGCAATAAGGAACGGATCACCTACACAACGGCGGTCGCCATGAAGCATCTGCTCTCGTATCTGCACACCCGGAAGGAAGACGGGGACGCATTGTTCTACAACAAGAACCACGAACCCATCAAGGCGGACGGCATCAGACACATTCTCAATACCATTGCCCAGAGGGCATCGGTTGACAATGTACATCCGCATAGATTTAGGAGGACATTTGCCACGAATCTTTCCAAGAGGGGCATGGCAGTGCAGGAGATCCAGAAACTCATGGGACATACAAACATAAATACGACGCTCGTATACATCGCCACAGACGACAACATGGTGCAAGCGTCGTACAAGAAATTCACAGCATAAAAAAGCGTGGCTGGAGCATCTCGACAGAGGTGCTCTTTTTTATAAGAAAGAGAGGTGGACATCATGGAGAACATAACCAACGAGATCACATTCACACACAGATATTGGGTGCTCCTGCTGCCATTAGTCTTGATGACTGCTGACATCATTACGGGATGGATCCAAGCGACGATCAACAACGTCTGGGATTCGACCAAGATGCGGACTGGCCTGTTCCGGAAGTCAGGAGAGATGCTGGTCATTGTTGTGGCTTATGTGATTTCTGTCGCCATTGCACTCCCGGTGGACGTTCCTGCATGGATTGCCATCTATATTAGCATCATGGAGATCATTAGTGTTTGCGAAAACCTCGATCAGGCAGGCATTCCGATGCCGGTATGGATCACTCGCAAGCTGAAGAAGGTCGCAGAAGATCTGTCCAATGGTGACGACGAAGAGGATCCGGATGCGAAGTATTGGGATGATGACGATGAGGTAGAATCAAAATGACGATTATCGAATCAGCGACCAGCTGGGCGATTGGTATCGCTAAGGATCAGTCCCACGGATACAGTCAGCAGAATCGCTGGGGGCCGAACTATGACTGTTCGAGTCTCGTGATATCAGCCTACAAGCACGCCGGTGTTCCGATCGACACGACGGTCGTCAATTATACCGGAAATCTGCAGAACCTGAAGAAGTACGGGTTCCAGGATGTGACCGGCAAAGTCAGCCTGTCATCCGGCTCCGGCCTTCAGCGTGGGGACATCTTGTGGTACCACATCTCCGGAACGAATGGCCACACGGCGATTTATATCGGAAACAATCAGATCGTACACGCACGGGGCCAGTCTTACGGATCCAGCAAGACCGGCGATCAGGGCAGCGAGATCGCAGTTACTTCCTATTATAGAGGTTCGTGGCAGCACGTATACAGATATGTTGGCGGCGAATCTGCAGCAGAAGAGCATCCGCCTGGATGGATCGAACCGAAAAATTATTATAAGGTCACGGCAAAAATGCCTCTGATCAAGTACGGCAACACCGGCTCATCTGTCCGACTCTGGCAAGAGCTGATCGGAGTTACTGTCGACGGAGAGTTCGGCGTACAGACGAAGCTGGCCACGATGGGCTTCCAGAATAACCACGACTTAGAGGTCGACGGTGAGGTCGGGCCGATCAGCTGGGGAGCTGCGCTGAGTGAGTTGACATAAGAATATACTTAAGTATATGGCAGGGCTCCGGCCCTGTCTTTTTTCAGTGGGAAAATTAGTCACTATTTTAGTCACTATCGTTGTCCAAAATAGGCAAAAGTGTATCCGTAAAGACGATTATTGCACAGATTTGGAACAACAGAAAAACCGCACAGTTGACACGTTTCTCGAACTTTCCTGTCAACCATGCGGTTTTTAGATTTCATGCCGGTGGTGGGACTCGAACCCACACGGACAGAACCTGCAAACGTTGATTTTAAAGCATTTCTCGATTTAGCTAGTCACTATTTTAGTCATTAATATGTTCTGATTGAAATATTCTACGGCTCTCTGATTCATTTCTTTTTCAACATCCGACAATGTATCTCGATAGACTCGCTTCATCATGTGGTCTGTCTTCCAGCCGCCTCTTGCCATGATGTACTGATCTGGAATTCCGATGGCATGGAACAGGCTCGCTGCATAGTGCCGCAGGTCATGAACACGGAAGTGTGGAAGACCAGCACGGTCACGGGCCCTTGCAAAACGGTCTGAGAGGGCAGCAGGCGTGTCTTCATCCAACACATAGCCAAATCCTCGACCGATGGCTTTTATGACCTCTGAGGGGTAAATGACGGTCCTGTAAGACTCGTCTGTTTTAGGTCGCTCACGGTATACCCATTCTTTATCATCATTTCGTATCCTGGCTCTTCGGATTGTTATCGTGTTGGTATTGTAATTGATGTCCTCATACTTGATGCCGCAGGCTTCCGACCGTCTGAGCGGACCGAATGCACAAAGCATGGTAAACAGGTAGAGTCTACGGTCCTTCCGGATAGAATCAATCAGATAATCCACTTCGGAAGTCATCGGGGTGTATAGATCCGGCTCAATCGCAGCCGGAAGAGTAGTAGCAAAGTGTTTATACGGCATGAACATAGTCAGTGCCGGTTTAAGCAGTCCGTTTATGTTCTTCACTGTCTTAGGCTTTAGATCTAAATCAGATATGAATCGCTGAATGGTAATGCTGTCCAGTGAAGTCAGCTTGACTGCTCCGAAGCGTGATGATTCAAAATGAGTCCGATAAATGCTCTTGTATGACCTATACGTTGACGGACTTATGACAGGCTTTTTGGATTCGATATACTTAAGTATAGCTTCTCCGACAGTCAGATCGGACAGTTGCGG